ACCAACATATTACGTATATGATGAATAACGACAAACAAACGATTTATTCCTTCAGCAAGGAAGAGCTAAACATCCCAGAATGGAAGGAATTTCAGGTTGTTGGGAAGAAATACATCTCTTGGGGATCGGATAATAAGATGTCCGATTTTCTTATTGACTTAAGGGATAATTCAGCAGTGCACAACGCGGTGCTACAAAGAAAGAATCTCTACACTTACGGTACTGGACTAGCAGAGGGACAAACCATTGAACAATTCCACTTAGGACAAGAGCAAACCCTTAAGGCACTTATTGATGACTATTGGTTATACAACATGTGGGCACTTAACGTGGTGTGGTCTAATGATGGTCAAGGTATTGCACATGCAGAGCACGTAGACATGTCTAAATTACGTGCAGGTAAGAAGAACGAATTTGGTCGTATAGATTCTTGGTTTTATTCTAACGACTGGAACAATACCAGAAAACAAGAAAATAAAATTGTAGAATTAGATGCTTATGACCCACGTAAGCCAGAGGGTTCACAAATTTTTGTCTACCATCCTTACTCCTCTGGATTTAACTATTATTCTAAACCCGTGTATTGGGGAGCAATTAACTATATTGCTCTTGATTACGAGCTTAGCAATTGGAAACTAAATTCTGTTCGTAATGGATTTGCTCCAAGTATGTCTATCATTATTAATGATATGCCTGAAACCCAAGAGGAAAGGGATTACATCTATGGACAATTAAAAAGACAATACGCAGGAAGTACCAATAGCGGGGAGATGTTTTTGATTTTCTCTAACGGGGAGTCTGGAGTACAACTAGAGCCCATTGCTACAAACGATTCTGATACAAAGTATAATGACTTTATGGAAATTGTGCGTAATCAAATTCTTGTAGGGCACCAGGCAACGAATCCGATCCTATTTGGTGTTGCTACACCAGGAGCATTGGGAGGTAGAACAGAACTTATAGAGGCATATGAACTTATGCTTAATACAGAGATTGAACCAGCACAGAAGATGTTTAGCGAAACACTTCAAAGATTGCTTAAACTGCCTTTCACTCCTGACTTCGAAAATCTGCCACCAATCAACTACGCATTCTCAGAATCTATCATGAAAGACATACTTACTCAAGATGAGATGAGAGACCTAATTGGCTACGATCCATTAACTGCAACCCAGGAGTCAATTACAGAAACCAATATAGATGCAGAAAATAACGGATAACGATGAATCAAGTTCTATTTATATCAGAGGCTAAACTAAAACAGAATTCGGATATTCTGGAAAATGTAGACACTGCATTCTTACGCAATGCAATCTTAAAAGTGCAACGCACCAAATGTTTAGGTGTGCTTGGTTCAGATCTTTATGACAAGATTGAAAACCTAATTATAAATGGAACCATTACCGATTCTGCTAATTCTGTTTACAAGAACTTGCTGGATAACGAACTACAGCAATCTATTATCTTCTTTGCTACAGCGGAAGCATTCCTAACTGTTTCATACAAATTAACTACCAAAGGGGCTTTACAGTTTAGCAACGAGAATTCACAACCCCTAGACTTAGACACCATTAAGTATATGGTTGGTCGCAACGAGGATATGGGTGAATATTGGTTGGTAAGAATGAGAGACTATTGCACGCAGTTCTCTAAACTTGGTGAACTACCAGAATACACCAATCCAAACTACAACGACGATAGAACTATCGCACCAGATAAAAGAACACCTTGGTATTCTTCGATTTACCTAAAAGGATTCCCTTACGGATCTAAAGAATACTGGAAATACCAAGACAATCTACCAAGTAACCCAGGATCATGACAAATTTCTTTGCTATTTTAGGTAATGTGGTAGCCAACGAAAGGCTTATCCCCGCTAATATCACAGTTCTAGCTATAACCTCTATGAACGTGGATATGTTTCTAAAGATATCGCTAAGTGCGCTTATGATTGTCTTAACTGGAATAAAAATAGTTAAAGAATTACAAAATAGAAACCCAGAAAAGTAAGGATTAAACATATTTAAATAAGAAATACACCGATATGAGCACAGCCAGTATTAGAATGTTACAGTCCGCAACAGGACCTTCAACTCCACCAAGTGGATATTCAACCCTGTGGGCTAAAAACGACGACAATTTTTATATCACTAAAGACACCGGTGTTACTGTTAGTTTACAAGGTAGCAGCGGATCTTCGGGCACATCAGGCATTAATGGTGTTACTGGAGCAGCGGGAGCAGACGGAAGTTCAGGCACATCTGGTGTCGATGGTGCTGGTGGAGCAACCGGATATTTCGGTTCTTTTTATAGCACAGCAGACCAATCGGTTGCAACCATTAATACACCAACCAAAGTAACCTTAAATTCTACCTCTATCAATAATGGGGTTACCCAATCAGGTGGAACAGTTACCATTTCTAAAAAGGGTTACTACAAAATGGTAGTTAACACACTTGCATCCAACCTTGATGGTAATGCTCAGGATATTACATTCTGGTTAAAGTATAACGGTTCAGACTTTCCAAACTCCTCACACACTATGTCAATTGCAGCACGTAAATCTGCTGGTGTGCCAACAGAGAGATTGGTTAGTTTTGAATTTTTAGGTCAGGCAGTAAACGATGGAGACACTATAGAGATTTACTGGCAAACAACCAACCTGGCAGTTACTCTACAAGCTAAAACTGGTGTTGGTATTCCAAACTCAGCATCTGTTTGGGTAAACGTAAGTCAGATTGCTTACAACGGAAATGACGGAAGCTCTGGCACATCGGGTTCGTCAGGGACGTCAGGGGTCAGTATTACAGGAGCAACAGGAGCAGCCGGTTCAAGTGGAACTTCGGGTATTACCCCGTTAGGTCTTTCTGCTAAAAATTATAAATTGGCAGGTTCAGACTTTACTCAAGTTTCTCCCCCATCTGGAACAGCATGGTATTATGATGTTGTTTTTACACAGCCATTTTCTTCTGCAGATTATTCTATTGATATACAATGGCAAGATGGAACTACAACAGGTCCTGACGACCAATGGTTTGATTTAACCAGCACTGGTAATTATTGGACAATTACAAGTAAAACAGCTTCTGGATTTAGGGTAAATATAGATTATTCTGCAACTTTCAACACTGATGTTCCAGAAATTTATATACAAGCTATAGCCACTGGTGAAACAGCAGTTAGCGGAACAAGTGGAAGTTCAGGCACTTCGGGTTCATCAGGAACATCAGGGGTCAGCATTACAGGAGCAACAGGAGCGAATGGAAGTTCAGGAACCTCAGGTATCAGTCCAGCAGGAGCAACAGCAGGTTTGGTTGCTGGAACTGGAACAGATTCAATGAGATCTGATTTAACCTCAACAGTGCCAACAGCATCTGGAGTTGAAAGTATAGCAATCGGATCGGGTGCATCTGCATCAACAGATTACGGTATTGCTTTAGGAACAAATGCAAGAACGCTAAACAATATTGCTGGAGTAAGTGAAGTTGCCATTGGAAACGCAGCAGCACATTGTGGTTCCATTGCCATAAATGGTTCTGCTCTAGGAGAAAGATCTTTTACTTTCAATGGTAATGTTCTTTCTACAGGGACAGGGGGTATTGCATTGGGAGTTCAAACATTGGCAGCATGCGATAGATCAATTGCAATTGGTGTATATGCTACATCTGATGGACCAAATGCTGTAGCAATCGGCCAATCCACTGCAAGTGGTAATTCTGCAATTACAATCGGTAGAGACTCATGTTCAACCGGTAACTGCTCTATAGCGATAGGACATAATACCCGTGCTATAGGAGATAATACAGTTTTAATTGGTCGGGACACATACGAACAAATCGGTGCAAACAACAACATCACATTTGGAACTTGCATTCAAGTTGGTTCATACAGAGCAAGAAACATTGTATTTTCAACAAGACCATTAGGATTTACTGCCAACAACAACAATTCCATCCTGATGAATTCCGGGGATAACAACGGATTGGGTAACGGTAATAACATTATCGTATTGTCTGCTGGATCTAACAACTTCTCTAACGGTAGTAATTCCATTGTTATTGGAGAGAACAACTATAACCAAGGTGGTAACTATCACTTCCATTTTGGTTCAAACAACGGAAACCAAGGAGGAGATACTTCGGTTCTGATCGGAAGAAACAACAATACAGGATGTAACAATGCTAACTGTTCTTTCCATATTGGATTTAGCAACTGTTATTCAGCACCAAGAACATACTCTCTTGGTTATGACAACAATTTATTTGCTACTTGCACAGGAGTTTTAGGTGAACTTAATACCATAAATCACACTAACTCTTATGTAATTGGTTCTGGAATAACATCAGTTGCTACAGACCATGCACACGTAAATGGTTTATACATAGAAACCGCACCAACTCATGCTGATAATGCAGCAGCCTTAACTGCTGGATTGACCGGCGGTATGGTGTATAAAACAGCAACAGGAGACTTAAAAATAGTTTACTAAAAACACAAATAAAAAAAGAATATGATAACTTCACCAGATTCACTAAGCACTTGGGATTCAGTTAGCTATACACAAGCGATGGCTCAAGCCCTACAGTATGCAAGTTCTCAGAATATCCAAGTCATTACACCAGGAGCAACTTCTGGAACTTTGACAGGGGTAGGAAATTATTCATTGCTTTTGACTGATGCAGCCTCAGTAGCTTTGACTACGGCAGGTGGACAAACACTAACAGTTAGTCTTCCAGCTGGATACCAGCCAATCAGAGTAAGCAATGTAACTTCCGTATCTGCAGGGACCGCTTACGCTCTTTATTAATTATGTTAAACCTTAACCTCAATACAACAAGTTCTGGAAGAGGTGCCGGAGGAGGACCAACCCCCTGGGCAGGACCTCTTGCTGTTGCACAAAAGTTTGTTGCCTTTTATTCGGCGGATTATTCTTCTGAATTAATCGACCTTTCAGGCAATGGAACAACAGCATCTTTTTTGACTGGAGGTTCAGGTGGATCCTCAAGTCATACACATAACGGATCTTCTACAGCACCAGCATGGGAATTTAGAACCGCCGATAATGCTGTGCAACAAGACTACATTCGGATTAATGCAGCAAACCCAGGATCTATAGATGCTGGAGATTACTACGGCATGTTTATGATTTGGAAGAATAATGAATCCAGCGACGGAACACAATTGATGAATTGGACTGGTGCTGATGTTCCCAATTCAGATATGAATTTATTTAAGAACAGGTTGAATCAAGAAATGTATGGTCGTAACAGAGAAACAGGTAATCAAATTTTAACAACTTCGGGGAATGCAATTGGAACTACAAACTTCAATATGTGGTCTTATATCAGAAATTCAAGTTACGATAATGCTCTTTACGAAAAGGCAACTTTTGATGCAAATACTTCTGGTGTAAGAAGTTTTGACATAACTGGTGCTACACTAAATGTTGGTAACGCTGGTGCAAATGCAAATCAATCCAATTCTTTTGATCTTGCAGCATTTGGTTGGTTCTTTGATCCAACATCGGCAACTGAAATAACAGCAACCGATTTAAATGCACTGCTTACTTATTACGCAGACAATTTCAGTTATCCTGGTATTTAATCATGCTAAACTTAAATCTCAATACCACATCTTCACGTAAGGCAAGTGAAATTGCTATAGATCCCGATGCCCAAGCATTTCTGACTGCTGCTGGTATTACAGATCCCACTCAAATTACCGCTGTTAACAACTTAACGCTAGGACTAAAAGCAAATTCTTTATGGACCAAAATGGTTGCTGTTTATCCTTTTG